TTACTTGAAGTATTATGAAAACAACTATCATCGCTATCGTCGGAGCTTCTGGTAGTGGAAAGACAATGCTTTCCGCATACCTCCAGAAAGCTCTTGGGATTCCTTATTTGGTTTCCTTTACCACACGACCTATGCGCAACGGAGAACTCAATGGGATAGATCATTATTTCGTTCCCATTGAGGAAGCTCCAGACCCCGCAAATACATTCGCGTACACTAACTTCGGTGGCCATCATTACTGGACCACTCGTGAGCAAATCGACAAGGAAGAAAAAATATCCTATGTCATTGACGAGAAGGGGTTACTTGACCTTTGGGAGAAATGGGGCGACACATACAATGTCATCTCAATCTATGTCAAACGCCCCAATAATCCTACAGATGCGCTCCGTCAATCCCGGGATCTTAACCGCATCCAAATCCCGGAGGACAAATACGACATCGTTCTTGTCAATGATTCCTCAGTAACAGACTTTTTCAAGCAAGCAATCTACAAGCTTGCTCAACACATGGATAAAATTCAGAAATAATATGGCAGCTCCCAAATCAACCCCATCAATCTTAGTAGGTTTCACCCTGGACTTCGAGACCGGTAGCCTACAATGTCGTACCGGCGCAATCACTCAGATTGCCCTACACGCAACACGCCTTGACACATTTGAACGTCTTGGTACATACGTCATGTATGTCGCACCATATCGCCGTAAGGAAATCAAGGGCGTAGATGTAAAACGCAAAACCCTCAAATCCAAGTATGAAACTGCCGAAGATGCGCCCATGATGGATTATGAGGACAAAGCTCTGGAATACTCTGATATTTCTATCGAAAAACTGGAGCAACAGGGCGTTGACATCGAAATCGTAGCTAACGATGTCATCAAATTCATCAGCGATCATACGCCTACCAAGTGCTCCAAAAACCTCCGTCCTTTCCTCATCGGCCAGAATATCGACTTCGACAAAGGCTTCTTCATGCAGCTTATGGAACGGGCCGGTCTGGTTAAGGAGGTTTCCAAGTATCTTCGTGGCCATGATGATTTCTACGGTCATTGGCAACCTGATACACTCGACACCCTCATACTCGGCCAGCTTGCCCTCTGCCACAAGCCCGACATCAGCTCCTATAAGCTGGAAATCATGTGTGAGAATCTGGGTATTGAACTCGACGATGCCCACGATGCCGATGCCGACGTCACTGCCACTACCAATGTTGTGGCCGTACTCACTCAGAAAATGCGCAATGGTGGGGCCGGAAGCGACTCTGAAATAGCGCTTGCAAAAGCTGAAAAAACTCGAAAACACTTCAAGATATAACTATGGACCCCAACGACATCAAACCAGTAGGCGGGCCGGAGCCTACCGTTACCTTCAAACTTGAATCAGACCTCGACCACTGGGTGATCAAAAACAAGGAGGGTGGCGAGGCTGTCATCGAAATCACCGGCTACGACCTCCAGGCTCGATTCAACACCAAATACCTTAAAACCGTCGAAGACATAGAAGCTGCTTGCAACGGTCTTCACAGTTTATGGAGGGAGTTAATCCTCGAATCTTTGCTTGGTAAACCCAAACCCGACGCTGACGAATAGGCTATTCATAAATAAAAACTTAAACTGACATCTTTACCTCAACCCAAGGTAAGATGTCAGTTTTCAAAGGTTTATTACAATGGATAGCAATAAAGAATTATCTGAAGCCGAAATCACATTTTGCGAGCTGTATATCAATGGTATAGCTCCTTATGCCGGTAATGCGGCCAAGTGCTATTCCGATGTATTCCAGACGCCAATCGAAAAAGCTCGTAGTAAAGCTATGCGCTTCCTATCGGAGCCTCATATTCAAAGATACATAGAAGAACTCGAAAGTCTTAACGCTTTCGATGCCAAGCGTAAGAAGGATTACATCGCCCGGCACTTGGAGCACATTATCGAAGAAACATCAAAAGCAAAATATTATGATAGAAAGGGTGTAGAACTCTCGCCCGCCGCAGTTCGTAGCGTTTGTGTTCAAGCTATGAAGTTGTACGCTGACCTCTATCCTGTTAAAGAAGCTCAAGTGAATAAATTGAGTTTTGAAAACGCAGAAGGTGGGGTAACGTTCAACCTTATCGTTCCTCAGGAAAATCACGAGAAAGACGAAGACTAATAAGCTATAAACATGAACGAAATTTTGCAATCTATGACGGACGTGTACGAGATGTCACATCTCTACCGTCATTTTATCGTATGTTTCATCCTGTTTCTGATTACAGCAGGATTTTGCATACTGGATCTGATCAGTGGAGTAAGAACCGCGAAGGCTCTGGGTCAAAAACTCCACTCTCATCGCTACCGTAAAACAATCGAAAAAATGACCTGGTACTGGACCTTCCAGCTGCTTGGGTTCCTGTTCGGCCTCATTGGAACTGTATTCGATTGGTATGACTGGCCCTACATTTCCATCATCATCGCCTTGGCAATCGGTCTTATCGAAGGCAAATCTATGTTGGAGCACGCAAAGCGCCGTAAATGTAACGCTGCCAAAATCCCTGAAACGATTCGTGAAATTGTTGACTGGGTGGGGGAAGACGAGGCGAAGAAAGTTCTTATGGCTCTTTTTAACAAGAAAGGGCTGATTGCAGACGAATAACGTATATATTATCATTATGAAAGTAGGACAGAAAATTACCATTACCCCATCGGTAGCACTTGAAGAGCTTAGACTTAACGACCTTATTGGCCGTCAAGGAACACTCGTTGAAGAAGATTTGCTTCCCAAACACCTTGGCTGGTGGGTGGCTCTGGATGGAGAGCAGTATTTGGGGGAAACAGAATGGTTTATTCCGCTTAGCTCAATTCAATCATGGAAATAATAAAGAAAGGAAGCAAAGGACAAGCTGTGAAGACTCTCCAGACAAAACTTGGCGTCAAGGCCGATGGAGTGTTTGGTGAGGCAACTAATAAGGCTGTAGTCCTCTATCAGAAACAGCACGGGCTTACCCCCGATGGCGTGGTTGGCCCACGCACATGGGAATCTCTCGGCTACCCTTCTACAACCCCCCGGTACATCGACGAGATCATCGTGCACTGCTCCGCTAACAAGGAGGGCAAAGAAGTCACCAGCGCTCAAATTAGTGTCGCCCATAAGGCTCGTCATTTCTCATCGTACACCCGGGACGGTAAGACAGAATACATTGGCTACCATTACCTGATTCATCTGGACGGCTCTATCGAAGCTTGCCGGCCCATCTCTAAGGCTGGTTGCCACGCCAGCGGTCACAACACGCGCTCCATTGGCATTTGCTATATCGGAGGACTTGACGCTCGTGACACCAATGGGCGAATGATCAAAGACACCAGAACTCCGGCGCAGAAAGCCAGTCTTATCAAACTCATTAAGGAACTTATCGCTAAGTACCCGACAATCAAGAAAGTGATGGGGCACCGCGACACCTCTCCGGACCTCAACGGTGACGGTATAATCTCTCCGTTTGAGTTCATTAAGGGATGCCCGTGCTTCAATGCCATATCAGAATATCAATCATTAGTACACTAATATGAAGAAACTGCCGCAGTTGTTGGCGGTGATTGTCGCTTTGTTGTTGGGATATGCTTGGGGGAGATGGTCAACCCCAAGCATTTCTTTGCCAACAGAAACAATCATCACCCAAACAGACACAATCAGAGACACGGTCCCAGTTCCGAAAGATTCGATAATCGTAAAATGGCGCATTAAAAAGCTGCCTTTGGCGCCCACCACAGATACCGTCTATTTGGCGCATGTAGACAGCGCAGAGGTACAGATTCCCATTATTCAGAAAGAATATCAGGACAGCACTTACCACGCCTGGGTGAGTGGATTTGAGCCTTCCCTTGACAGCATCCACGTCTATTCCAGGACCACGACAATTACCAAAACTACCCCTATATACATCAAAAAGCGCTGGGGTATTGGTGTTCAAGTAGGGGTTGGAGTAACCAATAATAAAATAAGCCCTTATATCGGAATCGGTGTTTCCTATAATTTATGGAACTTTTAGTCTAAATCACCAAACCGTTTTTCAGAACCGGGCTATTCTTTCATAAAATCTTCAAAGAAGTAGATATGAAACTCAACATCAAAGACCGCCTCTTTTTCGGAAATCTGCTCCCGGAGTGTAAAAGCTTCTTGGAGTTCAACCTGAAACGCAACATCCTCAACAAGATTGCCCTGACTGAGGATGACAAAACCAAATACGAGATCATTCACGATACTGAATCCAACACTATCAAATGGAACGCCCAGACAGACAACGAACAACCCCTGGTAGTGGATTTCAGCGCCGAAGAACTCGCCTTTATCAAGCGAGGGTGTGAATCTCTCGCCACCACTCCGTATCCCGACGACTTCTGGCGCACTGTCGAGAAGGTCTGGAACGCCGCCAACGAATAACGTCCAATAGTGTGAATAATAAGCAGGGTCGTGTCTGGGAAACCGGCACGACCCTTAATCATAAATTACTATGGCAAAAATAGAAAATAAAACAACTGGCACTTATGACCTTGTACATGTCTATATTGCGGACCGTGATGATGACAACGCGGAACGTAAAATGCTAAAAGAGGCACAGGTCAACAAGGTTACAATCAACTCTCTCGGTGAAGCAACCTTCCAGTTCAAAGTGGCTGGCGAGTCGAGCCTTGTAGACGCCAATGACGACAAACTGATATTATACTTCGACACTGATGCGTACCGCGCTTCTGGTAAAAGAGTGGATACAACTTACAAGACCATCTCAGAACTCTTGGCCGACCTCGGAATTAGCGCCAGTTTATTTGAGTCGTTCAAATCTAATCCCAACGCTACGCCGGTACTTGTTCCCCAAGGCTTCTTCATCAACGATAAAACAATGGTGGAAGAAGTTACCTTCCCTGAGAACTGGGAATTTACTCGCACGATAGTAAAGGATTCCGAAACAGATAAAGAAACTGCCGTCTGGAAGCACAATGCTAACTGGGCCGAGAAAACCGTCTATGCAACCAGAGAGCAAGCCCTCGAAAACCATAAACTTAAACTCTTGCGCCTTGATGGCACCGAAGACGAAGTATGATAGAGCCAGGACTCGAAGCGCCAAAAAATATTCATATCAATTTTGCGCCGTCGCCTAAACAGTACGAACTCTGGAAATTGCTTCAGCCCAATTATTGTCCTCATTGTGGTGGTACGATTGAGCTGAGGATGGCGTCCCGTGATGAAAAAGGACATCCTGTTTACGCTCCAGTTTGTACTAAATGTGGCTCAGATAGGCTTCCTCAAATTATTTTGGGAGGCGGTGCTGGCGGCGGCGGTAAAAGCTATGTAGGAAGCTGCTGGATTATCATCAGTTGTCTACGCTTCCCAGACTCCAGAGCAGTTGTGGCGCGTAAAACATTGAAAGCTTTGAAGGGCTCCACGTTCAACACTATCAAACTGGTACTCCGAACATGGGGTTTAGAAAAAGATCGACATTACAAAATCAATAATGTCGAAGGCTTGATCACTTTCTATAATGGTTCTACCATCTCTTTGATTGAGTTGGAGGACCTTCCGAGTGACCCTGAATTTGAAAGACTGGGTTCTAATGAATGGGGATTTGGCTTCGTTGATGAGTGTTCCCAAGTTTCCGAAAAGGCGATAGAAGTTCTTTTCTCTCGTCTTCGCTGGAACACTGCTGATACATTCGTATATCCTCGTTTGCTTCTGACTACCAACCCCTGTATGAACTGGGTGCGCACCCGTTTCGTCAAGGATGAAAATGGCGACCCGCCTAAACTTCAGAAGCACGAAGCCTATGTGCCTTTCACGGTATTCGACAATCCTAACAAGCAGTTCGTAGCGACCTATCGCGCTTCCCTTGATAAGATTAGCGATGTCGTTACCAGGAACCGTATTCTCTACGGCAACTGGGATTTTGCTGATACCAATGAAGCTGCTGCTTACTGGAATTTCAATGGTGAGGAACATTTGGTCGATGGACTCAAAGAAAAGTGCTACAATCCCCTCAATCCGCTTATCCTTTCCTTCGACTTCAACGTAGCTCCTTACATGAGCTGCTTGGCCATCCAGATTGATTATGACCAAAAGAACATATACATTCTGGAAGAGATACTTGGCAAGCCGGAGGATAAGGAAAACAACACCCCCAAACTTGCAGAGAAAATCAGTAAAAAGTATCTCGCCGAAAAGCACATGGGAGGCATAATTATTACGGGCGACCCGGCTGGATTGGCTCGTTCCACCCAGACTGAAGATGGTGTGAATAACTTCGTTATCATTGAGCAGCACCTTCATAAATCGCTGCGTGCAAAGCGTAATCTGCTCACCAAACAGCCAGCTCAGATTACCCGTCTGGAGTTCATCAATGCAATTCTTAACCATTACGAAGGTTGGAATGTCTACATTGATTTAAGGTGTAGGAAACTGGCTGAGGACTTAGTGTATCAGAAGAAGAATGAAGACGGCACCAAATGTAAAGCTAAATACATGGACCCCAAATTAGGCGTCAAATGCGAGCGTTACGGCCACCTCTCAGACTGTCTGGATTACGCCTTCTGCCGCTTCCTCCCAAAGGCATATTCCAAGTATGTCCGTTCTCAGGGTTCAGCCACCGGTATCACTACCATAGCAGCCCCTGTCTACGGAACTTTTGATTACTGATTTGACTATTCATAAATAAAACAAGCAAAGAATGTTCCGTCGATTTCTCAACACACACGACTATATCAGCATTGTCACAGAGGAAGCTCTCGATCAGCTTATCCGTGGCAATGAGGAACGTCTTGCCCAAGCAGAAGAAGCCGCCGAGCAATCAGTGCTGGAATATCTGACCAATAATTATGAAATCGAGCGCGAGCTGGAATATGGTAAGCGTCTGGAGCCCTACAATCCCCAGATTACTTATCCTGCCGGCGCCCATTTCTACGATACCGATGGCCAGATTGTCGAAGCTCTCCGAACTATTAACGGCGTAAAAGCTCCGGCCATTTCACCTTACTGGGAAGAATACCTCGAACTGATTGAAGATGAATCTGAGGTGGAGCAGTACACCCAGCGTCACAACTACAAGCCCGGCACCATCGTCCGCTTCGGTGCCGATCAATACTTCAAATGCCTGGAGTATAACGGCCCGGATTTCAACAATATTCGGGTGCCTGGAGTACATGCGTGGGAAGCTATCGAAGTCGAGCCGTGGGAGGCCAACGTCGATTACGACCAGTGGACCGTAGTTTCTTATGACACCGGAATCAAAGAAATCGGTGTAGGCTATTTTGCATTGCTCGTCAACGACCCTAAGCGTAACCTCACAACCAACCCTATGGACTCAGAAGACTGGGGGTACATAGGCGCTTACGATCCGAACACTCATTACGAGCTGTCTCCGCATGAGTATGTCGTATATAATAATAAGGTGTTCTATCCCATCATGTCGCCTAACGCTGATGTCGTAGAGCTCAACACAACGGTAAAACACCATGACCCCAGAAACCCCAATATTAAGAAACATCTATTAAGGCTCGCGGTCTACGAACTTCACAAACTCATATCACCAACCAATATAAGCAACATACGGTTGGCCGACTACGAGACTTCAATTCTATGGCTCCGGGACGCTTCACATCTGAAGCTCAATCCTGGGATACCTCGCAAACGGGCCTGTGACAAGGCTCCGGTAACAAACTTTGCCACTGCCACATTTATGCGAAGCTACGATCCTTGGGAAAATATGTGGCATTTTTAGGTTTCTCTAAAAGAAAGGAGGTTGATGTATCTGCGATAAGGAGGCGGCAGTCCGTGAGGATAGCCGCCTCCGTTTTTACTGTCTTACAGCATTGAAGTAATGCTTCTCGATATTGACTACGGACGTTCCGGCTTGCTGAGCCACCAGAAAAACGTTCTCTCCGGCGCGTATAGCGTGCGTAATAGCCGAGTGCCTGAAATCATACATCGACAGGTCCTGAACGTCCAGAGAGAGCGCTACAGCCACTTTTTTGAGATATTGATTGATGCGCTGCTCAACGTTCTTCACGCGGATGTACCACGTAGGAAACTCTGTTGTCAGGTCCCAGGCTCTCTCGTTCATCGGAAGCGGGAGCAGGTAGCCACCTTTACTTTGGCCCTTATAGCGATTGATGATTTCTACAGCCTCTTTTGGGAGCTTTAAGGTCACACAAATTTGCTGCCCAAAACAAGTGCGACGGCCCACCAGTTTTCTGGGGGTATAGACGATGGTGTGCGATTCCTCATCGTATTCTTTACCGAATCGGAACGAGAGCACGTCAGCCGGTCTGGATTTCGTGTAGTACATCAGAAGCACTACGTCCTTGTAGAGCCGACAGAGCTCTTGAAAACGCTTCTGCGGCGGTGCAATCGTCATCATGTCGAAATCCAGAAACGCCTGAAATTCCTCCTGAGTCAGAATTGTAATGCTTTGGCCGTTTACCCGGATTCGCTGCTTTGCTGACATCTCAGCCTGGGCCTTGACCGGAATATGGTTCTTGAACTTGAAGGTAAGGATAGCAGTAGTGAGTTCTTGCTGATGGGCCTTAGAAACGACAGCCTTGAATGTTGTCATCAGATTCCGATAGCCACATCCTCCCTTAATCTTCAGAATCCAATCGCCAAACGCAATGAAGTGTTTGTTGCTGATAACGCTAAGGGGGGTGTCGATGAGCTTGATGCCCCCAAACATAGGTTGAGCGAAGCGCTTGTGGTGCTTCGATTGCTTTTTGTTAATACCCGATAGAGCATTGAGAAGGGTGTTGTACTGCTCATAATTGGAGGTTCGACCCTCAGTCTTCAGGTCATTCAGAATTTTCTCAACGAACTTTCCGAATGTAAGAACCTCCACCAGTTCCTTCTTTCCTTGCTTGAACTCAAAGGCTTCAAACAACTGCTTACCGTCGGTATAAACGCCGGTGTCAATCATCTCCTGAAGCTCATTGAGAAGCGTTGTGATTACTTGGTTGTTGTGCGCGGCGTTGGGGCCGGCGATAAACAACCCTTGTTTCGCGTTCCAGCACTCTGGTGTGAATACTGGAGCTTTGAGATTCTTAACGACTTTGTAGTGTCGTTTTACTGGAGCACCCTCGCTCTTAGTTGAGCACTCCACGGCCAGTTGGCCTTTCAGATTGGCACCCTTGGTGGTCAATCGTAGAGATAGTGTTGCCATTCATTCTGAAATTTGGCGTAAACATCTCTATTATCACTCAACAGAACTCAACATTTTACTCAACATTCGAGCTTTGTTTAGTCGAGACGGAGAGTCGAGTGAAACTTTAAGGGCAAATTTACGGGCTAACGAAATTTTCATTCTGTCGGCCTAATCGTCTGACCTTAAATCATTTGTAGAAAACAAATAGAGCGCCATTTAACATACTGAATTAAATGGCGCTCTACAAGTCGGGGTGACAAGATTCGAACTTGCGACCTCACGCCCCCCAGACGCGTACTCTAAACCTACTGAGCTACACCC